AGCAGAGGAAAGATTTCAAGTTTCGACGACAAATGATCTCAATGCTCAAGGCTATGCAATCGCAACCAAGACATCGGGAACAGGGACTATTAATCATTTTCGTATGATTAACGGAAATGGTGTGGTGGGATCAATTACCACTAATGGTTCCACTACATCCTTTAACACCTCCTCCGACTACCGCCTCAAGGACGTAGACGGCCCCATCACGAACAGCGGCGCTTACATTGACGCCCTGAAGCCCGTGCAAGGCTCGTGGAAGGCAGACGGCTCGCGGTTTATCGGCCTTATCGCCCATGAGGTGCAGGAGATCAGCGAAACCCCTATCTCTACCGGCGAGAAAGACGGCGAAGAAATGCAGGGCATGAGCTATTCAGCCCCGGAGCTTATCGCCAACTTGATTGCAGAAATCCAATCCCTACGCGCCCGCGTGGCGCAGCTTGAAGGAGCATAACCATGGCAGCAACGATGAACTGGACCATCTCCACCCTTGAGCGCGAGCTTTCTGACGGCGGAGTGATTGTGGCGCACTGGCGCTGCACGGCGACCGAGACCTCTGGGGAAGACACCTTCTCTGCCTCCAGCTACGGCACGGCGGGCTTCACCTACGACGCCTCTGCCCCGGACTTCACGCCCTACGATCAGCTCACTGAAGAGCAGGTGCTGGGCTGGGTCTGGAACGACGGGGTGGATAAGGACGCCACCGAAGCGGCCCTACAAGCCAACATCGACGCGCAGATCACCCCTACGACCGCTGATGGGGTGCCGTGGTAGTAATAACCGGGCCGTAGTTATGGGGGAGGTAGGCCATGTTAGACCCTATAACTGCCATAGCTACGGCGACGGCAGCGTTCAACGGCGTCAAGAAGTTAGTCGCTGCGGGGAGGGACCTAGAGGACTGCATGGGTCAGATGGCTCAGTGGTACACGGCCCTCTCCGATCTGAGCGAGGCGGAGAAAAATGCAAAGAACCCGCCCCTGTTCAAGAAACTTACGAGCGGCAAGTCCGTCGAGCAGGAAGCACTAGAGATATTTGCCCACCGCAGGAAGGTGGCAGCGCAGGAGAAGGAACTCCGCGAAATAATTCTCTATGCCTACGGGCAAGATGCGTGGAAAGAGCTTATCGGCTTGAGGAGACGCATCCGGCTGGAGCGCGAAAAGGCCATATATGCACAACAGCGTAAGCGCAAGGATACGTTCTGGACGGTGGTAACAATCGTCGTATTAACGTTTCTGTGCTACGGGTTCTACGCTACACTGAGCTTTGTGGTTAACGAGATGAGACCACAGACAACCGAAGAACCGGACAAATAAAGGGCCAACTATGAGCACTATTACCATCGACGACAAAGAATACGAAATCGACGCACTGCCGGAAGTAGCGAAGGTCAACCTTGCTCGGGCACAACAGCTCCAGCGCGAGATTGCCGATCTGCAAATGCTTCTGGAAGAGCGCCAGCTAACCCTGCAGGCCCGGCAAAACGCCGTGGTGAAAGCTGTGCAGGAAGCTGAGTTTGACGCTGAGAACGCCGCCGAATCTGGATCGGTACAGGAAGGAGACTCCGATGCAAACGCTGCTTAGCCTCTTTGAGGCCTTTCCGGCATGGCTGACCGCCATCACTACGCTGGTCACCGCTGCCACCGCAATCACTGCCTTGACTCCGACCAAGACTGACGACAAGTACGTCTCCATGGCGCTGCGAGTCCTCAACGTGCTGGCGGGCAACGTCGGTAAAAACACCAACGCGGACGATACGCCTGCTGAGAACAAGGAGGCGTAAAATGGACCTCGCTGAAAAAGCCCTCGCAGAACTTGCGGCCCATGAGCGTGAATGCACGCAGCGCTATGCAGCGATAGAGCAACGGTTTACCGATATGGGTGACCGCATGGGTAGGTTGGAAGGATGGATGAAGTGGGCCATTGGCCTGACCATAGGGATGTACCCCTTCCTCCTAGGGCTTTTTTGGGCGGCAGGTAGATGAAGTTTGACGCGATCAAGAACATTGTAGGGGCCGTAGCTCCTACCCTCGGAACGGCTCTCGGTGGGCCTCTGGGCGGTGCAGCGGCGTCAGCCATTGCCAGTGTGCTTGGTTGCGATACGGACGCACGGAGCTTAGAAAAGGCGCTCTCACAGGCCACCCCAGAACAACTTGTGCAGATTAAGAAGGCGGAGCTTGAGTTCGAAGCCCGTATGAAAGAGCTGGACGTAGACCTCTACGCCCTGCAGACCGCCGACACCGCTGATGCTCGTAAGCACTTCTCTAAGGACTGGACGGCGCGGTTCTTGGCTGTCTCTCTGTGTCTCCTGTTTGCAGGGTACATTTTGCTCGTAACGATCCTCCCCCACGACCGCAACACCGATGCAATTATTAACCTCATTTTGGGCAGCATTACTGGGTCGTTTAGTACAGTCATTGCGTTCTATTTTGGTAGCAGCCAGAAGCAGGACTGATATGAAAAACAGGATGAAAACTAGCGATGAAGGACTTGCGCTCATCAAGCACTTCGAGGGGTGCCGTCTTGAGGCATATTTATGCCCTGCTGGCGTATGGACTATCGGCTACGGTCATACTAGTGGCGTTAACGATAGTGATGTCATAGATCGAGAGGCTGCTGAGGCTTACTTGATCGAGGACCTTGAGGAGTTTGAAGGCTATGTCAACGACATGGTGGAGATCGCTCTCAAGCAAAACGAGTTCGATGCTATCGTTGCTTGGACGTTCAATCTGGGTCCGGGGAACCTTAAGGAAAGCACGCTCCTTAACCGGCTCAACTATGGTCCTCTTAGCGATGTACCTGCGCAAATTCAGCGTTGGAATCGAGCAGGTGGGCAGGTCCTTGAGGGGTTGGTGAAGCGGCGCGCTGCCGAAGCTGCTCTTTGGGAAGGTAAGGATTGGCGCGATAGCTAACACGGTGGGCGAGCCATGCCGCTACAAAAAGTATTACTGAAGCCCGGGGTCAATAAAGAGGGCACCCGCTACTCCCGGGAAGGGGTTTGGTACGACTGCGATAAGGTGCGGTTTCGCCAAGGCACGCCTGAAAAAATTGGCGGTTGGACCCGGATTGGCACAGCGGACTTCCTTGGCATCTGCCGTTCGCTCTGGAACTGGGTAACGCTCAGCAATCAGAACCTACTTGGCCTTGGTACTAACCTCAAGTTCTACGTCAATCAGGGCGAAGCCTACTACGACGTGACCCCCATCCGTGCGACGACCGCAGCGGGGGATGTGACCTTTTCTGCCACCTCAGGCAGCGCCACCCTAACGGTGTCGGACACGGCTAACGAAGCTGTGGTTAACGACTTTGTGACCTTCAGTGGGGCGGTCTCTCTTGGCGGTAACATCACAGCCAACGTGCTGAACCAAGAGTATCAAATCACCCGTATTGTCGATGCCGATACCTACGAGATCGAAGCCAAGGACACTGATGGCAATACCGTTCTTGCAGATGGTAGCGATACGGGTAACGGTGGCGCAGCGGTGGTGGGCGTCTACCAGATCAATACGGGCCCTGCGACCGTGCTTCCCTTCGTCGGTTGGGGTGCTGGAACGTGGGGGTCGGGCACTTGGGGTAGCAGCTCGTCCATTTCGGAGGACCTCCGGGTCTGGAGCCAGTACAACTTTGGCGAGGATTTGATCTTCGGTCACCGGGGTGGGGCGGTCTATATCTGGGATGCTTCCGGTGGGGTTACCAACCGCGCTACCTTGCTATCCGCTGAGGCAGGGGCCTCTAACGTGCCGGTGATCCAGAACAGCTTGCTTGTCTCTGAGAACCGCTTTGTCTTCTGCTTCGGCACCAACACCATCGGTAGCTCGGCCATCGACCCCCTACTTATTCGCTGGTCTGACCAAGAAGACGCCACTAACTGGACCCCTGCAGCTACTAACCAAGCAGGAAGCCTCCGGCTGTCTCGCGGTAACCGCATCCTTACGGCCCGGCAGTCACGGCAGGAAATACTGGTCTGGACCGACTCCACCCTCTACTCCTTGCAGTATCTCGGCGCTCCGGCGGTTTGGGGTGCGCAGGTGGTTGGAGAGAACATCTCCCTTGCAAGTAAGAATGCTGTGGCCTACGCCAACGGGGTGTCCTACTGGATGGGTAAGGACCACTTCTATAAGTACGATGGTCGCTCCCAAACCCTTCGCTGCGATCTCCGGCGCCATGTCTTTGGAGACTTTAACTATCTCCAGTCGCCGCAGGTGTTTGCAGGCACTAACGAGGGCTTCAACGAGATTTGGTGGTTCTATTGCTCTGCGGCGTCTACGACTGTGGATCGCTATGTGGTCTACAACTACGCCGAAGACATTTGGTATTACGGAACGCTTGGACGTACCGCGTGGTTAGACTCGGGTACGCAGGAATACCCCATCGCCGCAACGTACTCCAACAATCTTGTTTACCACGAGAACGGAGTAGACGATGCCGAAACTGGAACCCCTGCAGCTATCAGCGCGTACATTACTTCTGCTCAGTTTGATCTGGACGACGGGCACAAGTTTGCGTTCGTTTGGCGCGTACTGCCGGACATTACTTTTGAGGGTTCCACCGCCACCGCTCCGCAGGCCACCTTAACGCTCCTGCCGCAGGCTAACTCTGGATCAGGCTACAACAACCCGACCTCTGAAGGTGGTAGCAACGCAGGGGGCATTACGCGAAGCGCTACCGTGCCGGTCGAAGCCTACACAGAACAGCTCAATATCAGGGTCCGGGGTCGCCAGCTTGCTATGAAGATCGAGTCCGATGCACTTGGTGTTCAATGGCAGCTTGGGGCCCCGCGCCTTGACATGCGACCTGACGGTAGACGTTGATGGCTAACGAGATCGAAAAGGTCGAACCACCAGCACTGCCGTTTGCCGGAGAGCAGTACGACAGGCCGTTTTTTGACCAGTTTAGCAACGTGCTGCGCCTCTTCTTTCGGCGCCTGACTAATGCGGTTAACGAGTTACTGAGTACCGAGGATGGTGGTAAGGTGCTCTATATGCCCCGGGGGCTCTTTTACAGCACGACGAATCAAGCTGCGGCTTTGGTGAACACCGGCTACCCGGTGGAGTTTGAAAACGTCTATATCGGCAACGGCGTATCTATTGAGGGCGTGGACAAGACCCGGATTACCGTAAGTGCCGATGGGGTCTATAATTTTCAGGTGACTCTGACGGTGGCCCACACCAACTCGTCAGATGCTACAGTTTGGACGTGGATCAATAAGAACGGCACGGATGTGACCTACGGTGGGCAGGTGCAGACGGTTAAGGGTAATGCGGACCGGGCTATTTATTGGAACTTCTCGATTGACCTGACGGCAAACCAATACATTGAGATGTACTGGGCGACGGATGACACGGCTTTGAGCCTAAAGACCGAAGCAGCAACAAGTCCTCACCCGGGCATCCCCTCGACCATCGTCGCCGTCTCGTTTGTCAGTAATTATTGAGGTGCGGAATGGACAAAAATAGACAAGGCATAGCCGCACTCAGAGCCCCCATGGCAAAGGACGTGGAGCGGCTGTCTCAATACTCTCGGGGTGATGACCGCAACCTCGCTCACGTTGCCCCCGGCGACACCATCATTCCGCCCGAGCTTATGCGATATAACCCCGCTCTGGCTCAAGCCATCATGGAAGCGCTCATGGGTGCAGGCATCGACCCTGCCAAGCGCGTTGTGGACTCCGGTGCAGCTCGCCGTAACCCCATCACCGGAGCGCAGGAGTTTGACGTAGACCCGGAAGATTTACGGGGCGGGGGTATTGGTGGTGTTGGCGGTGTTGGTGGGGTCGGCCCCGGGTATCGCGGAGCGACGGAAACCATGACCGTTACGGGGCAGCGCCCGGGCACCGACTATGTGCCTGTTATTGGTCCCGGTGCGTATTTAGAGTCTGGTCAGTATGCGCGGGACACCGAGGATGTAGATTTTACGGGTGGGCGATCCGGCGCAGAAATGCTCACTGATGCCCAAGCCCGTGGTGACATCCCTCCGCCGGAAGCAGCGCCTGATCTCTATGACACGGCAGGTAGGTTTATTGGCGCGGTAAGTGATACTACTACCCCAGACATCCCTGCAGGGCTCACTGGAGCGGACTTTGTTTCCGGCAACGTAGGGTATAGCTACGAAGACTTCTACAACGACCTGCTTAACATGGACGCCGCTGAGCAGCAAGAGTTTCTGCGTAGCCAAGGACTATTGCCGGACGAAGGAGCTGCCCCTACGACCGCTACCGGCGGCACCGGAGTGCAAACCGATGAGACCGTTTCTGGTGCTCCTCCGGCCACGACTACGCCTCCGGCTACGACTACGCCACCTTCTACCGGGCCCGAGGTAATTGGCCCTGAAGCGCCGGGAGTAACACCGCCTACGACCACTACACCTCCGCCTTCTACTGCACCAACTGGTAGGGAAGGAGACGTTGACCCGGTACTTGGCATTCCCCCTGAGATCGCCGATTTAATCGACATAGGGGCAGAAATCCCCATTCCCGGTCCGGGCAATCAACTGCTGCCGGTTATCTTTGGTTCGGTGCAGGACTTCATTGACTGGACTAAGACCCTTGGCGTTGATCCCACGGGTAAGTCCTATGACAACATCCTTGAAGCGGTTGGTGGAGCGATTGAAGACATCGCAGACACCGTTGTGGACTCTATCGGCGGGGCTGTCCGGGGCGCTACCGTAGGACGTGTTAATGAGTATGTCCGCAATGCCGTGCTCGCCGGTAGAGCTGTAGAAGAAATTATTCAGAGCGCAGGGGAAGTATTTAGCGCAGGGGCTGATGGGGCCACGCTTCCTCCTACTCTTCCCTCGACCGGGGCACCGGCTACCCCCGGCGTGCCTTCTACTACGACGCCTCCCCCTCCCGGTGCGGGCCTTGAGCCTGACTTTGCGTTGCCGGGCAGCGAAGAAGAGGAAGAGCGCGCCGCCGCAGAACAAGCTGCTGCAGAAGAAGCCGCCCGCAGGGCAGAAGAACAAGCCGCTGCAGAAGAAGCCGCCCGCAGGGCAGAAGAACAAGCCGCAGCCGACGAGGCCGCTCGTAGAGCCCAAGAACAAGCCGACGCCGAAGCTGCCCGCAGGGCGCAAGAACAAGCCGAAGCCGAAGCTGCCCGCCGAGCTGCAGAAGAACAAGCCGCAGCCGAAGCTGCCGCGAGGCAAGAAGCTGAACGTGTCGCAGAAGAAGCTGCCCGTAGGGCGGAACAAGAAGCCGCTGCCGCTGCCGAACGAGCAGCCCAACAGGAAGCCGCCAACGCCGCTGTTACCGGTGCCCTTGACTCCGTACGCGATCAAGTAGAGGCCTACCGGCAAGAAGGTCTGACGGGCAACCAAGCTGTGCGCGAAGCGGTAGACGCGGTGGCAGAAGACCTCGATATGACTCGGGAAGAGCTGCTTGGGGCCCTCGGTGCTACGGAAGACAGCATCCTTTCTGAAATGGAAGCCCAAGGGGCAGAGCTACGCAGCGAGATCATCTCCAGCCGTAACGCTGTGTTAGACCAAGTGCAGGCTAACGAAGCTGCGGGCATGGCCCGAGATGAGGCCCTTAACGACGCGCTGGATTCCGTAGCTGAAGACCTTGGCACCACTCGAGAGGAGCTGCTTGGTGAGCTTGGTACCACCCGGGAAGAGCTTGGAGGACAGATCGAAACCCTCCGTGCTGAAGGCGCAGCCGATCGTCAAGCCATCCTCGATCAGGTGCAGGAAAATGAGGCTGCGGGCATGGCCCGAGATGAGGCCCTTAACGAAGCCCTGCAGCAAGTTGCTGATGATATGGGGGTTGCTGTTGAAGACCTCATGGGGGAGCTTGGTACCACCCGGGAAGAACTTAGCGGAGACATTGCTGATCTTCGTGCCGAAGGCGTAGCGGGCCGTCAGGCCATCCTCGATCAGGTGCAGGAAAACGAAGCTGCAGGCATGGCTCGGGACGAAGCCCTGAATACCGCGCTGCAGCAGGTGGCCGACGACATGGGGGTTGCAGTTGAAGACCTCATGAGCGAGCTAGGCACTACGCGAGAGGAGTTGAGCGGGGACATTGCTGACCTTGGCGTCCGCCTTGCCGAAACCGAAACCAACATACTTGACCAAGTGACAGCAAACGAAGCTGCAGGTATGGCCCGGGACGAAGCGCTTGGGTTTGCTATCGACCAAGTTGCTGATGATCTTGGTGTCACCCGTGACACGCTTCTCGATGAGCTTGGCAGGACAGAAGACGATCTCCGGGACGAAATAGGGCGTACTGAAGGGCGTTTAGGCACACAAATTTCTGATCTTGGCCGCCAAATCGGTGCTCGGGACCTCCTAGGCATGTTGTCGCAACCCGGTGTATTATCACAACAAGTTGATGTAGGGGAAGCGGAACTCGCGGATATTGGTGATTTGTACACCTTTGAAGATATATTCCGCACTCCAGAACAAAGGGCTCGATTTGCTACGCCATACGAAGACCCAGAAGAGCGTCTAATGCGCGAACTACGAGCCTTGGGAGCTGAATAATATGAGCTTTTGGAATGATATAACCGGCGCAATCGGTGGAGCGTTTGATACGGTTACCGATGTCGCTGGTGACATTTTTGGTTCCAGCGGTATTGGAGGGTTGCTGGGGGGTATTACTAATTTTATTTCCCCCGGGGGGCAAACTGACCCAAATAATCTGGCACTGATTGCGGGACTCGGAAGTCTAGCGGCACAACAGTTCGGATTGCTTGATGGAAACACTCCGCCAACGGGGTATCAGGGGGGTATTCCAGACTATGTAGCAGTGCAGGAACGCGTGCCGGAATCGGCTATTATTCCACCTCGTCCGGGTGCTCGCGGCCAGCGCTACTTTTCTGACGTTATCTATGCTCAAAAACCTCAAAGCATGATGACCCCGCCGACACTAGAGCAAGCTAGGGCCATGGCCTTACAACAAGCTCAGGGTATTGCAGGAGTAACCCCTCCGACGGCGGGTAATATGGCCGGTACTTTAGGCGGTCCCGGCTATGGCGAGTTCCCTCTAGGCACTGCAGGCCCAAGGATCGCGCCTTCCGATCCTCGCTATGTACCTCCGCCGCCCCGCGCTTCTGGTGGTAGCGGGGTAGGCACTGGGACTTTAGATGAAGCCCAGCCCGAATTACGCGCTGCCGGTGGACTCCTCGGCCTCGCTAAGGGTGGGTACTACCTTGGCGGAATGACGGACGGGATGGCAGACAAGGTGCCCGCTCGCATTGATGGGCGGCAGGAAGCCCGGTTGAGTGATGGTGAGTTCGTGGTACCTGCGGATGTCGTCAGCCACCTTGGCAACGGCAACTCTAACGCCGGAGCACAACAACTTTACGCTATGATGGACGAGGTTCGTCAAGAGCGCACCGGTCGCAAAGAACAAGGCCGACAGATTAACCCGAAGCGGTTCATGCCGGGAATGGGGGCATAAGTTATGAGCACTGCAGGAACGGATGGTACCCCGCAAGTAGGTGATATTACTGGAAGAGAGTCATCTCTTTCCTCATGGGCTGGTCCTTATGTTACCGACATGCTCGGTCGTGGGCAGGCGCTCGCTCAAACTCCCTATCAAACCTATACCGGTCCGCTTACGGCAGGCTACACCGCACCGCAAGAAGCGGCGTTCCAAGGGGTTGCAGGGCTTGCGGTTCCGACGCAGCAGATGGGTGCGTTCACTCCTCAAACTTTCACTGCCGAGGGCACTGCTCAGCAGTTTATGAGCCCCTATCTTCAAGCGGCCCTTGAGCCTCAGCTCGCCGAAGCCCGCCGTCAGGCAGAAATCTCTCGTGTGGAGCAGGCGGGGCGGCTGACTAAGGCCGGTGCTTTTGGTGGTGGCCGTCAGGCTGTGATGGAGTCGGAGCTTAACCGCAACCTTCTCCGCAACCTTGCCGACATTACCGGTGCGGGGTATCAGCAGGCCTTCACGCAGGCCCAGCAACAATTCAACACTGAGCAGGCACGGCAGCAAGCGGCTCTAGATGCGGCTAATCGCTATGGTCTTGAGGCCTTGACGACGCAAGCTGCGCTCGGTGCGCAGCAACGTGGGGTGGAGCAACAGGCAGTGGAGGCCGCTCGACAGCAGTTTGAAGAAGAGCGCCTGTTCCCCTACAAGCAGATTCAGTTCCAGCAGTCTCTCCTGCAAGGTATGCCCCTTGCCGCACAAGCGTATAACTACCAAGCCGCTAGCCCCCTTAGTGAATTTCTTCAGGGTAGTGGCGGGATTGCCACGCTTCTCCGCGATTTGTTTGGTGGAACCACAGCGACGCCTACTCCAGCGGGTACGACGCCTACGCTCGACATGAACGCACTTCTTGGAGGTACTAGCCCCGCTGCAGGTACGGTTAATCCTAACGTTGGTAGTACGCCTTCGGCCCCGGTGTTTGGCAATCTCCCGCCAACTAGCTCCGGGGTGAATATCAACGCTGGCGCTGCACCTGCGGCCCCGGTGTTTGGGGGCCTACCACCAAGTAGTTCGGGCGTGAACATCAACGCTGGGCTTCCCACTACTTAACGGAGTATCACGATGGCTATGGGCATAGACCAAGAAATCCAACGCCGCATGGATGCCTACCGTGGTAATCCTCAAGGTCTGCAGCAACGCTATCAGATGAGCCAGCAGTTGATAGATTTGCTTGCCCTTCAGAAGCTCAAGGCCGAACAAGACGCCATGGCGCGTCAAATGCAAGCGCAGATGCAGCAAACGCCCGGTACCGTCGCTCAGCAGATGGAACAGGAGATGCTGGGCCGTACCAAGCAAGAAGTGGCGCAACAAGTTGGCGGCGTCATGCAGCAACAAGCCCGACAACAACAGCAAAATATGGCTCGTATGGCCCAGGCTGCTGCGCGCCCTCAAGGCGGTATTGGCTCTTTAGCTCCGCAAACCGCTCGTATGGCCGGTGGCGGAATCGTTGCGTTTGCAAGTGGGGGCACCAAAGAAGATGCAGAGCTGCGAGCACGCGTAGAAACAGCAATGAAGCTTGGAGCTTCACAAGAAGACCTAGCTAATCTTCTGTCTCGCATTGGAAAGTCGCCCGAAGAGTTCGGGTTAGACGCACTTGTGCCCAGTCAGCCCCGACAGATGGCGGCGGCGGAGGCCCCGGGAGCAGAGGGATTACGGTTTAAACGTCCTTCTGCTAGCTCTACGTTAGCCGCCATTGAGGCAATCCCTACGGCGGCTGTCGATACTCCTATGCCCATGAGCGTCGCAGAGCAAGCTGAACAAGCTTTGGCGCGGGGGCCGCAGGTAACTCCACCGGTTGCGGGGTCTTTAATGGCTCCTCCTTCTGAAGAGGGTCCTCGTCCCGAAGCTGGGGCTTTAGTGGGTACTCCTTTTGAGCAGCGTTCGCAGCTAAAAGATCAGATCAACGACCAACTAAAAGAACTCAATGTTCGACGTCTTCGGCTTGGCTCAGAACGATTTTTGCCCGAAGAACGTAAACGTGATTTTGCACAAGCTGACGCGCTTCGTCGCAACTTAGCCGTTCTACAGGCTGCGGGAAACGATCCTGATAAGGTAGAAGCCGCAGTTCGTTACGTGGAGCGCCGCGTTGTTGGTGGTGACGTTGAGCGTATCGTTGATCGGGCACGAGGCGAAGACCGTGATATTGACGCTCGACTAGACGATCCGATGTTTGCTGTAGCTGCGGCAGAGGAAGAGGCCGCACCGCAAAAAGACACGGTAGACGACGTAATAGAAGCAATTGGCGGGCAGCGTGTAGCGAGTGCTGGTGCTGGGCTAACAGTAGATGATCTGTTACCGAAAAAACCCCCTGCCTATCCGGGGGGTCCTTTCCCCGTGCCGGGTGGCCCGCAACCTGCTCCTTCTACGGGGGCCGCTTCTGCTGGCGGCGCTCCTCCCCCTCCTGCTAGTGGGGGATCCATTACCCCTGGCAGTGTGACAAGCGTCACTATGGGTGGTCCGGGGGCGGCTACTACACCTATCACGGTGCCTGCCGCAGCGACAACTGAACGGTTAGGGCGGCTTGGCGATTTGTACGAAGGAATCGCTGGGGAAGATTTGTCTGGGGTAGAAGCTGCAGCGGCGAAGCGTGCCCGCGAAGGATACAGCGGCATCGTTTCTGGTATGGAACGCCGCCTAAAAGACTACCAAGCTGGTATGGCAAAAGAGTTTAAGCCTGAAGACGAGCGTCTGGATAGGCTAATTGCCTTTGCTCTCGGCGCAGGAAATCAAGCCACTGGAGCAGGGGCTCTTGGTGCAGGTGGTAAAGCTGCCATGCAACTACGCGGGCAACAGCGCACCGCAAGAATGGCTCGAAACAAAGAAATTTTGCAAGCAGCGAATAACATTGACCTCACGAAAATCGGCATCGAGAAGGATGTGCAAGCTCGTGCTAGCGACGCAATTACTCGGGCTACTTCTCGGGTTAATTCGGCTATGCAAGCGGCGTCTACTATCTCCGCTGCAGAACGTCGCGCTGCCGATGCCGCTGCCACCCTAGCGCTGCAAGGTATGGGACTGGAGAATCAGCGCATCCAAGGCGAGATTGCTAACGATATTGCTCAAGCACGGCGCCTAGCTACTGAGCGCACGGCAACGGCTAATGAGAGACGCACCGCGATTGCGGGCCTGTCGGCGCAGCTTGAAGTTCTTAACCAGATGGATGCAATCTATCGCGAGCGCGCTGCACTTACCGCACTGTCTCCTCAAGAGCTTGGTGAATATAGGCGCTTAACGAACAAGGCAGGGCTTGGAGCGCTTTCTGGTGACGAGGCAGCGACGTTCGGTGCGCTAGAGAAGAAGATTGACAACGCCACTACTAGCATGGGGTCTGCCGGGGGCTTTGACGTAAACCAACAACGTCTGGATATACTTTCAGCTATTCAAGACCTCTCTCGATAACATCTCGCTGGGAGCAGGACATGCCCGTATACAACCTAAACCTGCGAGATGGGAGCACGATCCCAGTAGAAGCCCCTGCGGGGGCTACGCTGGATGAACTCGTCGCGCTAGCAAATCAGCAGATTGCCCCCACTGCGCCTCCCGCACGACCACGCTATGACGCTGCCGCGATGGAAGCAGAACTTCGCAGGATTGGTGC